ACTCTTTCTAATTCAAACGGCGTTAGTGTGTGCACATCTTCTGGTTCACATCCTATTGCGCCCAATTCGCGTTTAAACTGAGCAATTGCTTTGGGGCGCAGAATGTCCCACACCTCCGTAATCCACATTTGGTGATACAAAGTCATAACAGTTTTCTGCCAGCTTCAAGGATTAGTAATGCGTCAGCAGTCTTAAGTGTTACTGCCAAATGCGGGTGGTATGCTTGAGCTTTCTCCTTTAAATGATTTTTCCACCTTGCGCCATAAGTGTTCTTACACCCAAGTCCCAATGTTTTCTGCCAGCTTTTCGGCGGCAACTCCACCACCCTAAGTCCCAATGTGGCAAGTATACCTCGGATCTCGCCATAACGAATGCCGAGTTTAATCATCGCACTGGCATTAGGGCCAGCAAACTTGGGAATCTCTTCAAGAAAGGCGGTACGGCACCCCGCTTGAACAAACAAATAACGAAGGTGATCCGCTATATCAACTACCGTTTCAGGCATCGCTATGGCTTGGACACCTCGATCTGGCTCAGTCCAAGCAATACCACCAGACGCGCCGGGATCAATTGCTACATAATTCACAATGTTATAATTCATTTTTAAGATGCCACTAAAGCTGGCTTGCTTTCCTTACGACACACTGGAACGTCAGGCCAAATCTCGCGAGCCTTTTTTGCAGACAAGCTGCCATGTGCCCGTAATAGTTCAGCAACATCAAGGTTAGGCAAATTGCCAATCAAAACTTCTGGCTCAACAAACTCTGTTACGCGAGGTTTCTGAAGTCTCCACCCCGGAACATCCTTTCCCTCGCCAAGCAATCTTCGAGCTTCTGTCTCTGCTGCCTCGCGAAAGTCGTCAAACGTCTTGCATTTTAGAAGGAACTCTCCTAATTTGCTAGGATCTGCCAGTAATGCCGCAAAAGTCTGTGGCGTGGTTGATAAGACCGATTTACTTGCTTGCACTCTTGCCGAGCAAGTCAAGGACTTAGCGCACCAATTGCAATAGTCGTTTAGTACTGGTGTTGTGCCAATGTTTGCTAATACAGATTGCACAATTTGACTCGCTTGTTCGTAAGTAAATGTATGACTGACTACTTTCTTTTGATCCGCAAAGATTAGATGTGCAGTCCAAGTTTGCCTTTTATATTGGTGCATAAGCCCCAAAGCGTATGCTGCCATCTGTTCACGATAGTTGTAAAACTGACCTGTTTTTAGGTCTGCGTGCCAGTTTCCATTTACGCAAATAGCATCTGCGGTTCCTACGTGCTCCATGCCGGGAGTGCGGACCTTGCAGCGTTCTTCGTCCGTTTCAACAACGTCTAGGTGCGTCGTGCGTAGCCGCATCATGGCGTTGATCGCCCAGCGGACGACCGCCGCATCCTCATCGCTGATTGCGTTATGGTCGCCCATGTCACCCGTCTGCCACGCCTGTCGAAATACGCCGTCGAGCTTAGTTCCGCGTTGTGCCGCTGGTCCGGCCTCGCCGGGTGCGCCTTCATATTGCCCGCAGAGCGCGAGCTTAGGAAGGCTAGAGTGTCTTGGTGTTGTCATTGGTTTTTTTCTTAGGTCGGCCTCCTTTGAGGCCATTGCGTTTACTGGCGTTTTTGCGTGCTTGGCTTGATAGCCGAGCCTTGAGTGTTTCGAGTTGGTCTTGGAGGTTGACAGCGTGCCCTCTGGCAGTATCTCGCTCAATTTTTAGTGTCCGCACCTGCTCGTGCATTCGGTCGATCTGTTGGTGTGTCATGCTAGGTACCTCGCTCGTTTAGCGGCAGCGATGGCGACAAGGACCGCGCCAATGAGCGGGCAGAGAAGTATAGCCGCCTCTGGCTGCCCTTGGTGAGCGTGGATGCCAAGCAGGTCGGCAAATGCTAGGCCCATGCAGGCCCAGCCGATTGGGAGTGTGTGGCGTCGGGTGTTCATTCGGCCACCTCCACTGCTTTTACGTTTGCCAACTGAATTTTGCTCGGGTTGCTTTCCACGAATGAAAGGCGGGCAAAATCCGAGCAAAGCGCGGTAATCACCGCCACCAGCTTGTCGTTGTAGAATACTTTGTAAGTTTTCATTAAAACTAGAGGATGGAACTGATAAACTTGGAAGGGACAGGCTTGCCGCTGGCAACGTAGCGAAGCGATGCTTTGTATTTGTGCCCGCCAAATTGGAGTGACCTGCCATAGCCGCCAAATGCGGCAACAACACGCTCGCCGTTGAGCGTGCCTTCAACGCCTTGCCAGCCGAATATGGCTTTGCGGACTGCTGCGTGGACGTAGGTATGCCCGTAGTTGCGGGTGTCCCGAACGTAGGGGAGGAGAGTTTGGATTTTCATAGATAGACGTTCCTGTGGGCGTTTCGGCCTAAAGGCTAGACGTAAGCACCCAATCCACGAGCCCCAATAATTTTTCCCTCCGCATCGCGGAGAAGCTCGCCGGGACTGAATACGTCAGGGCGTTTTGCCGCATCGGCCACCAACGCCGACACAACGTAGATTTTGCCCACCTGCGGATCTGGCAGACCCTCAATTGCGCCCAATTTAGGAGTCGTTACGGCAAACTCGCCCACCGTCGTTTTCACAGCGGGCCGCGCCTCCCGAGTCACTGCCAGCCGAGCAACGACGCCCGTTGCGGGAATTGTCGCAACCGTGCCGTCAACCCGCTCAATGGTGAGCGGGTGAGGCGTCAGGTTGATAACCTCAACGCCAGCGACCTGCCGTTCGGCCTGCTCGATGTCATCAAACGTAATTTCCCGAGCGGGCGCCCAGTCCACCCAGCGGTAGACTGTGAAACTCCCGCTATTGCCGCGCCCATTGTCCATCAGAGCGTCGTAGCCTGCGGATTCTTCTCGCAGGATTTTGACGCTGCCAAGTTTGATTTCTCGGCTGTCCACCGAGTTGTTGCGCTGAAAATGCGCGGAGCCGACGATGTCAACCAACGCCTTCTGAGCGTCATATGACAGCCCGACGGCCAGTTGCGTTGACGCAACCGCCTTATCGTAAGCAGCCGCCTGCGCGGCCATCTCCGCAAACCACGCGAGCCGATCTGCGTCAGCCTTTTTCTCAGAACCAATTTCTTCCGCAGTCAGCGGACGTTGAAACCCAAGCTGACACTGGCGGGAAAACTCTCGCATTTTTTCCGTTTTTCCTTGTCCGGCGTAAATTTCGCCGTCAATACCGTCAGACACTGCGCACTCAAATGCGCTGGCTTCTTGGCCATTTCTGGCCCTCATCGCCGCCTCTTTGATGAGGAGGCGGGCAAACTCGCTGGTGGGTGAGTTTTTGGAGGCGTGAGCCTCCAGTTTGGAGGCTGCGATGATTTCACAAAATTTTGTTGGGGTTGTCATTGTTTTTTTGTTTGGTTGTTTTAGGTTTCGTCTGACGCTTTTTAACCTAGCCGACGTTTTACGCGGCGTAAACACTTTTTTTCAATTATTTTTGCACCCCTGCTAAGTCACTGCGTTCCGCGCATTTACGCGCGTTCTGTTTACGTTTTGCGGCCTTATTGTTGCACGGAGTCGAACAAAACCGTGCGTCTTTTTTGACGGACTCAAATGGAGTTGCACATTCCTCGCAGGCGAACGCTAGTTTTTTGCGGGTTAGGAAGTTACGTTGAATCATCACCCCGTGACACTCCACCCCGCAGGTGATGCGTTTAGCCGTTGATTCCTGTTCAAATTCCAGCCCGCAAACTGCGCACGTTGAGCTTTTTAGCGGTTTTACAACGCTCAACTGCGACGTGCCCGTCGGCCTTGTAATTCTGCCGTCAGCAATTGCCCGCAGCACTATGTCCCCAAGTGCCTTGTAATTAAGCGTTTGACAGGTCGGCCCGTTGTTGTAGTTGCGCGGGGTCCAGTGCAGTTCGGTGCCGTTCATTTTGAGCATAAGGCGGCAACTAAACCCCAGACCACAGGCACTGAAAAGCCTTATTTTACTCGGATGGAAGCCGATAGTGAGGCGTAATGATTACTTTCCCATCAGACTTTAGTGTCTTAAATTTACGCACTTCCGCGTTTTTGCGCTTTAACAAAACCCGAATGCATTGGTGATCGCGCCCTGTAGCCTCAGCGATTTGGGACATAGTAGCCCAGCCTTCGCCCTCAGGAGGAAAGCTTGCGTTAAGTTCCTCGGCGAGAGCGGCAAGCCAGTTTACAGAGGGAGTCGGAACGTCTGTGATTTTGTCTCTTTTGCCAGCCATACTTGTGTTTCGTTATCGGTAAATTCTCCCCAAGCAAACCCCCTTGACCATGAGGTAGTTGCGCGTCTCTGAGCACTGTATGTGGCTAGTGCCTTGTCACCCAGCCACCCCACGCAGTAGCCCGTTGGATGCGCTCGATTGCGCCCCTCAGCCTGCGTAACTCGATGCAGGTGAGCCAGAATCACTTTATTGTGACTACCCGTGCAAATGGCTTCTGCGTGGTCGCGCACGGCGGCCTCGTTGATCATGTAGCCATGTCCGGCCAATGCGTCGCCAAATGGATACCATCCGTGCTGAAAGTCGTAATCTATCACCTTGCACTTGAGCTCTTTAGCGCGGTCTTGAATCTGTTGGTAAACCCTGCACGCAAGCGCCGAAACGATAGCCTTAGGCGACTCCATGAGATGGCGGAGTCGAGCCTCGTGGTTTCCGAGCAAATACACATGCGGCTGGAGCTGCGAGAGGAATGCTAGTCCATCGTTTAGGTCGCCCTCGGGGTTGCAAGCCTCATCAGCAGTGCCGGCCGAGCCTCCGCGCAGACATGCGAGGTCTATAGCGTCGCCCAGGTGGATTGTGAGCGACGGTTGAAACCGCTCCTTAAACGCCAGCACCTGCCTCAATAACGCCTGATCTGCCAGGTGCCCGTGCGAGCATCCAACAGCCATCCAGCGTTTCCATTTGCGAACGACGTTAGCCATGCGTGACGGCTAGCTGAAGAGCGTTGCAGCGGTTTAGCCAACCTTTAAGAAACACGCCCTGAGTTGCGTTACGGTCAACAATCCGGCGGTAGTATTCACGGCGCAAATCAATGATATTTAGCGCAATGGCAAGCGAGTCGTTGTCATTAAGTGCGTGCTCAACGTCCTTCAATGTCTGCGGCCCAAAGCCCCCGTCGACTTTCGAGCCCACCGCTTTTTGCAGCAGCCTGGTTGCCCCTCCCACGCCAATGTTTACGCAGCCATCAAAATGGACTAAGTCTATCGGTGCAGGCAGTTGCCCACATTTTCCGGCCTGCCAATATTTGCGTTCGTAAATTGAGCGCACTTCCTCGGCGGTAATGAGTTTTACGGACTGAGTTGGCAACCCACGCTCTATGCGGTCGGCATCGTACTCGGCGTGAGTAATCCCAAAATTAGTTGCGCCACCGCTGTCTGCGGGGTCGTTGGAATAGCCGCCCTCTTGCGATAAAACAAATTTGAGTGCAAGGCTATTCATCATCGTCCTCCTCATCGCTACCGGCCATCATCTCCAGCCAGTTTTCCAACTGTTTCTGCCGAGCTAAAACGTTGCCATAGCCTACGTTGAAAACGTCCGTGTGATCTGATGTTGTTGTTTGCGCAAAAATTTGCACAACCTCAAAATGCTCGCTAAGAGCCTGCGCAACTCGGCCAAGGAAATCTTCTTCAGACTCGCTAGGAAGTGGTGCAATCATTTTGCCTGTAATGCTTTATAAAACTTGTAAGCCGTGTAGCTTATGGCCAATGCCAGCGAGCAAATGCGCAATCCTGTTTCAAACTCGCTCACGGAAATTGCGACTGCTACGCTATTTACATAGCCAACCGACAAGATGTCGTCAATGTGCCTACTCATTGGTTTTGTAAATGTTTCATGGCAGAAACTGCGTCGAGTAGCTGCAACTCAAGCGCCTGATAACGAGCCCCCGAATGCCACGTCTCAACGCCCGCCGCTTGGTATGTCTGCCCCTGTTGCAGATGCAGAACCCCCGAGGGCGGGTAAAGCGATCCCTGCGGCGCGCGTGAAACGGTCGCGCAGCCGATCAGCAAGAGCGTCGTTGCCAGCAGCCCGAGCGGTAAGAATAGCGTTTTCGGTTTCATCGCAGTACGTTTCAATCCGTCGCGTAAGTTCCCAGTGCGCTGAGATTACGCGCAACTGCAACCAACTACTGAGCGACTGGAGGAGCAGGAGGAACATTGTTCTCGCCAAGGAAGATTGCTAACGCGCCTGCAATAGCCGCCACCGCGTGCGTTATCGCCTGAAACTTGGCGTCTGGCATGTTAACGCCAACGAGTCCGAGCAGTGCAGCTAGTCCGGCGTAAGTCGATGGTTCTTGTAAGCGTGCGAGTAGTGTTTTCATAAAATTAAACCGCAATCAGTGCCGTTTTTTTCCAAGTGTTGTTGGCCGTGCAGATGTACATAAAGCTCGCATCAAACGCCATTTGCCCTGGGCGTCCTACAGCCGTTGCCGTTGCGGGCACTGCGCCTGTGCCGCCAGCCGCGCCGTTGATAAATGTGGCTTTGATGCAGCGCATTGCAGCGGTAATGGTTGTCGCCGTAACGGTTTGCGACACTGAAACTGTGTAGGTTCCTGTGCCGCCCGTGCCTGTGCCTAGCGCGGTGATAGTCGTGCCTGCGGTAACGCCAGTGCCGCTGATAAGCATGCCAACTTGGATGACGCCCGTTGGCGTGCCCGTTACGGTTAAAACCGTTGTGGCAATTGATCCGGCAAATGTTGCGCCCGTTGTAACGTACTCGTTGGTCCCATCCCACTCCACGCTATGTGCCTGCGGTATGGTCATTAAAACACCGGCTTGAAAAGCAAAAGGCACTGCGCCTGATCCTGTAGATCCTGCTTGAAATGTGTTTTTTCCCGTAAAAGTATTGCCACCTAACACCGCGTTATTTCCTCGACCAAAAATTAAGGAGGAGCTTAACGGAGTCTGCCCAACAACGATGTCTGTAACCGCTGATGCAGTCAGCGGATAAATTGCAAAAATAGATCCCTGCGAAGAACTTCCACGAAGCACGTTGAGGTAAACTGCGGATGCTGTTCCTGTAAACCAAGATGGGCGCTGAAATACAGGGGCAACTCCTACTGCCCCCGCAACCGTGCAAACCCATGGCCCAGTCATAAGTGTGCTGGTTTGGTTGGAAAAAACCACACTGTCCCCTGCATTTACGGTGTAATTTTCAAGGACGTAAACTCCTGTCACGCCCAGCGTAAACTGCGTTGCCGTGTTGTTATAAACCGTTAAAGCTGTAGGCGTTGCCTGAGTCGTTGTTGAGTTTGATAAACTTACCTGCGTGCTGTTTAGTACGCTAACAATTGCAACCCCAGTTAAGCCAGTGGTGCCGAAACACATACCCGATGCTAATAGGCTGGTCGTGCCTGTTGTGAGCGTAAGCGTATTACCTGTCCAAGTGCCTGCGTATGGGCCTGTAAGCGTACTCGGCGACTGATTGCTCGAGGCGCGGACAGTAACAGCATGCAGCTGCACTCCAAGATTTAACAACGCAGTGCCTGCGTCAATCGCGCCAGTGCCGCCTTGCGCTATTGTTACAGCTTGAGCGGTAGACAATGCGCCAATGCTTGCGGGCGTGATTGCCTCAACCTGTGCGGTGCTTGCCGCCCCTGCAATTTTGCTCAACGCAATACCAGCCGCTGCGTCAACGTCAGCGTCAACTAACAGGCTTGCAGGCGACTGCAAAACCCCGCTGGAGTTTTTCCAAAGCCCGGTGCCGCCAACAAGCGGCAGTGAAGTGTGGACGTGACTGGGCTGACCATCGCCAAATTGTAGCGTCGCTGTGTGATTGTTTGCGGAGGCTTTCACCTCGATTGCAATGTAGATCCGATCCGTTAGCGCAATCGTCGTTTGCGAGATCAAAACCGAAAGCGAAAATTGCGCCGAGACGTTGTTAATAATCTGCTCGCCAGAGGTGCCGATCAACGTCGGAGCATCTGCGCCATTGTACACGTAAACCTTAGCGCGGATTACTGTTGGCGAGTTCGTGTTAGCCGTGCCTAAAGCCCACAGGTTAAAATCCCACAGGCCGGCCGGAATCTGCGTCACGTCTGGATCAATGGGAGTTGACTCGCTGACGTACCCGCCCAGAAGCGTCCATGTTCCGCTTGTGAGAGTGCCACTTGTGAGGCTGGTAGCCGACGCCGAGCCAGTGCGCCCCAGTTGCTTGGGCGTCCCGGGCAAATTAGTCGTTGGTGCATCTGCGGCTATGTCCTGCCTCAAATAATACGTTAGCCCATTTGCCCCACCGCCGCCGCCCGTGGACGCCGTTGCTGGTGCCCATTGCGTACCGTTCCATGCGAGTACCTGCCCACTTGCTGGCGTTGTCGCTGCGATAGCCGAGCCTTGGAGTGCCACGACTTGCGCTGATACTGCGCCAGCCGCAAGCGTTATGTCGCCGCCGAGTGCAGGCGTCTGCGAGGTCGTCAAGTGCCCGCCTGTTAGTGATGCCAATGACGAAAGCTGACTCGTTGGGATCGCGCCAACGTCGCCCGCCGATGGCATGGCGTGAACGTGGTCAGCGCGGGAGTAGCTCTGCGACGTACCAGCCGCTGCGGCGCCAAGTGCCTGCGGTGCTGACGTACTGCCAGCGTTGAGCATTGCTCCTGTTGGTTTTGTGAGGGACATAATTAAACGTAAAGAGGAATTCTATAGGTACTTCCATTGATTTTTATTAACAGCCAACTAGATGGCGTTAATGGATCATTTGGAACTCCACTTTGAAGAAGCGTTGCACTTAATGCTAACATTCCATTATCACTAGAGGCTCCTGCCCCAATGGCAATCCCGCCTTGCAAAGCTTGAGCAGAAGCTCCAATAGCGATTGAAGAATTGTAAGACGCTATAGCATTTTGACCTATAGCAATATCTCCTGAACCATTATTACTTTGATAAGGATTTGCGTATGCCGCTTCTCCAATAGCCAAAGCGTGTGAAACTGTATTGTTTCCAATTTTTATACCACTTGAAACAGGATAACCGCCAAGGCCTTCAGTTCCAATTTGCAATAATGTTGTAGGCTTCCACACATTATTGGTTGCATCCCAAGCTATTGCTTGTCTGTCACTTGGAGGATCTGATGTCACCGCCCGCAACTGCAAAGATACCGCGTCCGCTGGCTGAGGCGCCCACCACGTCGGCGATGTTGCCGGATCGTTGCCCGTGTTTGCGTTTTGGATGCAAATCCAAGTCTCGCGCTGGCTAGTTGCTACGAGATCGCCCTCGGTGTATGTCGCGCCAGCCGACCACGCACGCCCGCCGATGTCAGTGCCGCCACCGCCGCCGCCCTCGCCCTTGAGTATCGCCCGAACGCTGACAGACGCGCCCGCTGGCGGTGCCTCGCTAAACGTCAACGTCGTGCCTGCAACCGTCCACCCGCTTGGCTGATCAATGCCGCCAACGCTCACGAGATACCCGCCTGCGTCCGTGCCTGTGCCGCCCGTGATCGCAAACGCAACAGTCGAGCCGTCGCCCGTGCCAAGGTTGAGTGTCGTCCCCGCCGCAACAGGGATGCCGATGCGCACCACGCCGGGGTCTGCGCCTAGATAGACGTTGCCCGTAGTGGTGTTAACTGCTAACTCGCCCAATGTGAGCGAGGTAGGATAACCCGCGCCCGTTACGGCGTTGCGCTTGGGAACGACTGGAACGATTGCGTTGGACATGGTTTAGTAAGTGCCGCCTGTGATCGTATCGATTGCGAGAATGCCAGAACCGTCGATTGCCAAGCCAGCGCCAACCTTGATGCCGCCAAGTTGCGAGGTCGTTGCCGCTGGCAGCGTGTACGTGCCCTGGATAGCTGACAGCACGCCTGCGCCGTCAATCGCGAGGTTAGCCCCAACGCTAATTGCGCCCAACTGCGCGGTGGTTGCCACTGGCAACTGCGAGCTGGTCAACGCGCCTGCACCATTGAGCGTTGCAACGCCATTGAGTGCGCCTAGCTGGCTGGTAGCAATCGCTCCCACATTTGCAGCCGTTAAACTAATATTACCATTTACAGGGCCAATGGAATTTACGGAAATTACCTCTGCTGTCGCACCATTGATCTTGTCCCAAGTGCTACCGTTAAAAGCCAATACGTCCCCAGCAATAAACGAGGTCTTGCCGTCGATGGCAGTGCCGACAGTCGCTGTGTTGGCTGCAACGTAGTAATCGCCAGTATTAGCCGTGCCAGCGCCTACGACGCCGCCAGACGCGATCACAGGCGAACTGTTAACCGTCCATGCGCCCTTGTAGTGCAGTTGGCCAATTACGCTTGGAGGCAACTGCGCAAGAGCGATGTAGCCCGAGCCGTCAAGCTGCGGGATTCCGCCGGCAACAGCGGACTGCGTTAGCCCGGGGATCTGCGACGTGGCCAACGTTCCAATCTGCGCAGAGCTAATCAGCCCCGCGCCAGTAAGCTGCGGCACGCCGTTAGCGGTCGCAATTGTCGTTAGCTGCGACGCCTGCACGCTGCCAGCGGTTACGTCTACGGGAGTCGCACCGTTGCCTTGAACAAATAACCGCCCCGTAGCGGTGTTGATGGCAATTTCGCCCAACGTCATGCCCGTCAAGGCCGTTGGTGCTGCGGTGGAAAGGGGAGCCGCGTTAATACGCGGGACGATTGGAACGATTTGATTGCTCATGAGTAATTAGTAAGTGCCTGCGGTGGTAGTCATAGGCACCCATTGAGTGCCGTTGTAAGTGAGAGTTTGATGATTGGTCGGCGCAGCGTCGGCGATTGGAACGCCCTGCAATGAGGTTGCGTCAGTACCCGTGCCGCCGGGAAGCCCCGGTATGCCAGTCAGGATTTCAATGGCAACAATGCCACATTCAGTTGAGCAACTCATTTTGCAATAGTAATACGCCCCACTAATAATGCCAACCTTAAACCGTCAACCACTCTTGTCGCCCACAATCTAAGCGTTGCAGTTTGCGCGGTTAAAGTGCCAGTAATAGTGTGGCTTATAAATATTCTAGCAGTTTCTGGGTCACAAATCTGCACTTCAGGAACCGCTAAAACAGTGTTATTAGCCGCAGTTAATGTAGCGTCAAATGTGTAAGCAGCAAGCGGAGTAGGCCCACCACCATCATCCAATAAGCGGAATCCAATAAACCAGTCTGCGCCAACTGTTAAACTTTGTGCTGTGCGAGCGGGTGTCATTTTAAAGCGCAGGATTTAATGTCGAATCGCAACAACCACTTACGGGGTTAACGTGTTGCGGCCATGCCTTTTCCCAACGTAATTCGTCTGTCGCCGAATGATGTGCATTTAATGGGCATGAAGGCAGTTCTTCAAATAAAGTATTGCTAGCTTTGCACCCTATTCTAGCAGAGCAAATTTGGCAAGTACGAAAACGCTTGTCAATAAGCCAGCGTGGGAGGCTCATAGGTCGGTCCATTCAAGTGTGTAACGAATAAGTAAATTTACTTTAATTTCATCTTGTTGAAAATTTCCACTGCGTTCAAATCTTAACATGTTATCAGTTTCACTAGAAAGCGTCGTTTTAAATTCTTGCACAACTCCTGCTGCTCCGCAAAACTGGTAAGCAAACCCAAAAACATCTTCAAAATTTTCAGATTTGTCATAAAAATTTCTACTATCAGTTAACTGTATATCAGTTAAATTGTAATAGGAATTAATAAAATCAGAATTTTTTTTAAGTGCGTTTTTAAATTGAATACATCCTTTTTGTTTTTTATTAAAAAATTTTGCAAATCCAATTGAAATATTTTGATAAACATCGCTGTCAGATGCAGTTGTTTGAAATGTAATGTTTCCGTTTTTGTCAATTTCAGTTAATAAATCATCATTTGTTTTTCCAATTCTTCCAAGTCCTGAAACAAATGATAAAATAGTTGGTATGTCTTTATAAATTGCAGTGCCTTCTATAGCGTCGCCTTCTGTTTCAGCAATTGATCCCGAATATCCTAAAGTCCCTTGCTCTTGTGTATTATATAATCTATAATCAACTCCGCATTGTGCTACACCGCCACAAGCTACCCCTTTTCCTCCAGCATTGTTTAAAAAATTCATCCAATCTGATTTGTTTTTAAACAATGTTGGAATTTTTCTTGGAGTTACATCAGGCTTGGGATCGTTTGGTGCGCCCGGATAATAAACTGGCGAATTTAAATTTTCTAAAAATGTTGCTAGCCAATTTGTGTAATCTTCTTTTGTATCAAAAACAGTGTTATTTGGAGTAAGCGCAAAAATATATTTTTTTTCTGGATCATCTAAATTTTTAAGCCAATTTGGTGGATGTCCATTTAATGGATCCGCCGGATCAGTGATTTTATAATAAAATGGTCCATTTCGCCCAACACTTGAATCTTGATTATTAAATAATGGAATAAATTCTTGCCGAGTCCTAAAATTTTCAAATAATGGAACGGATTCTTGAGTGTATCCTTCTTGATTTGGATATTTTTGATCTGCAAAATAACTTGCTGGATAATTATATCCAATACCAGAATTAAATGCTGGAAATGGATAGCCAGCATTCATGTTTCTTACAATTGGGCTGTCTATTTTTTTATGCGCCCATCCTTTTTTTTGTTGATATAATTTTCCTTTTTTATATAACAATAAACTAGGACAACTTAACTCTCGTTTAGTAAAATTGACAAACAAATCTTGTTGCCATATTCCGGTTAATGATTCTTTTAATACATAAGGTGAAGCATTATATTCACAACTAAACCCGTAATCAATTTTTACACTAAAGTTGGAAAACAACAACCGCGCCTGACAGTTTTGCGCACTCATAATTAAGTGGGGAGAGCAAGATCACATACGCTCGGAATAGGCGCACTGCACAGATTTTGAATGCGTTGCACAGGCGTCTCTCCGCTGTTATCGGTATCTATGTAAGCTATTGGGTAGTAAGCATAAGTCTCATCAGCCGGAGGTATTTCCGTTTCATTTTTGAACTGAACTTCTTGTGCCGCAGTGTCGTCGGCCACAAATTCGACCTGCATGTAAACCCAGCCGTCGTTCCATGTCATGGTTAACGGCGGGTCATTATTTGGTAGCATCCCAATCGGTAATACCGGAGGGACGCCAACCATGCCCCAGGCGACGCTGAACTTCCAGGTATCCCCCTCGTTAGCAATTGTGACCTGAAATGGGCAGACCGTTGTTGAACCGCCAGTCCCACTTCCTCCTCGTTGTTGTGCTATGGCCAAAGACACACCTCTGGGTGATTGTAATACCGTGTATCCATTGCCGGGAGCAATGCGGTTAGCCATTACTGTTCTGACCAAAGAATTATAATTGTCAGGCGTTAATCCTCGCCCGTTTTGTATTTCTTGAGGAATCATAATTAGGCTTCAGGATTATAAACCAATGGGTTCCAGCCTTGGCCATTTGCTGCACTACCTAGCCATTCGTAACTATTGCGCCAAAGTGCACCTTCTTGGTTTCCACGAGCTGCTGATAATATAAAATTAACTCCGGCTGGAGGCGTAATGCCCAATGCTTCTACTCCTCTATTTTCTATTTTACCCAGATTAGCTTGGCTTGGTGGTTTATCTTCTAATGCTGTAGTTCTAAGGACAATTCTTGAAGAATAAAATGTTTCAAATCCTTTAATGTATTTAGCGTAAAAAAGAACAAATTGTGCATCAGTTTCAGTTGAAGGATTCCAATTTACAGGATCAGTAGCTTGTCCAGCTTTCCATTTAAGCCAATTTGATTTTACTTTTTGAGCAACGTCTTTAAAAAGATTATGCGTTTCAAGAGGATCATTTGAAACCGAACCATCTACGCCGCCTTGATAAACTTGTTGATCTTTGCTTACTTCTTCTTCGACATAAGTCCAAACAGTATCGTTTTGTTCAAGACGATATGATTTTACATTAGTGTTAGGTGTAATTTCAGTTACAGCCTGATATGTGGTAGTAGTAGTAAGAACCTTTTGTACATCTACAGCTTCTTCAACTCTAGTAATAATAGGTGGCATATTATTGTTGGTAAATGTCAGTATCCCATCCTTGCCCGTTTATTGCACTGGCTAGCCATTCATAAGTGTTTCTCCAGAGTTCTCCTTCTTGACTCCCCCGTGCTGCTGTAAGCAAAAACGAAACATTGTCAGGCACCCTTCCTCCAATATCTGGGATTTTATTATTGTAATCTTCATTTATCAATCCCATGCCATATTGATCTGGTGGCCCATTTTCAACGCCAGTTGCTCTAAGCACAATTCTTGGTGCATTGTATACTACAAATCCAGAGCTATACATCTCGTAAAACACGCTAAAGATTTCATTTCCAGTTTTGTTGGGATCCCAGTTTACTGGAGTTGTGCCTTGACCTGTTTTCCATTTAAGCCAATTTGTTTTTATGTCTGCCGGCACGTTTTTGAACATGATATGAGTTTCCAAAGGCTCACTGTTTACTGTGCCATCAACCTGTGCTTGCCAAGCTTGCTGCGATGCGTCGAGGTATTCTTCTGTAAGTGTAAAGATGCCTTGAAAGTGTTCTTGCCGGTAAGATCTGGGATTATCTGGAGCCGCAGGTTCCATCCGCTCGGTGCTTTGTCGAGTAACAACGTGCGTGATGATCTTTTGCGGATCTTGTATCCGTTCGATTTTGCTGATGACTTCTGGCATATTATTGAGACATTAAATCTGGAACAAGTCCCGGTATAGTGGGCACAGTTCTAGTTCTGCCTTGTGCCACTAATTGCTCCAACAACGAAGATGTACGTGTTTGTTGCACCAACTGTTGACGTTGCACATCCAGCGTGACATCAGCACCAAAAGATAAGCCCCCGCCGCCGGACTTGGTTAAATCGCTTACAATTGAAGAAAGAGGCTTTATTGCCGCCATCGGTGGGATTTTAGGAAGATTTTCGTCTTGTTTGGGGCCAAATAATGCTGCTTTAGTTTCTTCAAATAAGGATCTGGGAATAGGAAGCACACCGCCTATCATGCCTTGATCGTTTTGATCTTTAGGTTTAAAAGCACCAATAGTTTTTTCAAGCACATCTTTTTCCCAACCTGTTTCAAAAGCTGGCAACGATATGTCGGGTTTTCCTTTATCTTTATCTCCTCTTTCTTTTTTTTGCGCTTCAGTTTGAAACCTAACTAACCCAAAAGTAATTGCTGTTACAAAATCTAAAAATGTATTGCCAACCGATTTTGCTAATAAATTTGATCCTGCAACAAACAAATTAAAAATTGTGTTAAATACAATGTCTAAAATTACTTCTAAATTTAAAATAAATTCTCCTACAGCTTTTCCAGCTAAATATAAATCTTGTACGGCATAAGCTATTAATTTAGCTAACCCAAGCCACAAAGGCGCAGTTTGTGCAAAAAATTCCTGTCCAATTGCTAAAAATGAATCTTTTATTAAAGATAATGTAGCTGATATTTCTTTAAATGTTCCCCCGGCTTTTTCTAAATCTGCGGCAGCGGGATTTGCTTGTTGTTTAGACAATTCAAGGTTTTGAGTGGTAACTACTGCTGACATTTTGCCGCCCTTTTCAAGACCAAACAATTGAGTCATGGCAGCAAGATATTTTCCTGCGTCTTTCGCTCGATCTCCTGCGGATGCCAATGTTTGCAGCATCTCTGCATTGGTTTTACCAACAAAGTCTTTAGATCCAAGTCCTAGTGCCCTTAATGCATTGCTAGCCCGAGATGATGGATCTTTTAAGTTTTCAATCTCCATGCGAGCTTTTGCCATCATGGGCGCAAGGTGCGTCATTTCGAGCCCTTGCTTTTCAAATGCACGTTGCAGTCCTAGTACTTGTGTCATGGTAAAGCCACTAGCCTCTGCAATGGCTTCCATTTCCTTGGCGTACTGCATTACTTTAAACCCCGAAAAGGCACCAACTACAGTACTAACTGCTGCTGCCAGTCCTAGCACTGGTATTGTGCCAGACGCTGCCGCAGCAGCAAGCGTGTCAAATGCCGCGCCTAAATTTCCAGTCATTAACCCCTTGGAAATGTCGCTTGTTGCTTTTGCAAAGCCACCCATTGCGTTTCTGGCTTGATTTAAGCCAGTCAACAATCCGTCAATCTTTGCGCCGATTTCTACAAAAAGTGCCATAATGCTACCCTAGTTTCATCTTCTTTAGATAATCGGCAAATGCTCGATTCATGGCATTTGCTTGTTGAATAATAGCATAGTTTATATTGAATTGAATTCGATTGTAATCTTCGTGCTTGGTGTCGTTTATCACCTTAAAAATTGCTTTGGCATCAGTCAACGTCTTAACCATCGAACCGGGGCCAGCTTTGCCACTAACCCATGCCGGAGGATTTACGCCTGCCTCTTGTGCTCCCTTTATCCAGCCACTAGGAACCCATCCTTGCCATTTTACAAGCTCGGTGAATACATTCTTGTACGTTGATTCCCAAATAGGCACACGAGGCTTTCCAACAATGCGCTTATTGAGCCCTCTATTGGTTTTGTGCAGCTTAACAAAATAATCAATCCCAGCATTGAGCTTTCCGGGAGTTGCGTCTGGGCCAAAAAAGTTAATCAATCCCTGCCGTCCTTTTTTTGTGCTTGTCCAATCCCGATACTTTTTGGGAATTGGACGGAACATCTTTCTCATGTCTTTCTGAATCTGAATCTGTCCGGCTTTGCGTCCCTGCATAAAGCTAGGTGCCTTATTAGACATGGGCGGTGTAAACGTAAAGACTCGACGCATAACCCCTCTAAATGCCGTGCGAACCACTTCTATGGGCATTTTCTTTGTGGTTGCCAATTGTTTTTTTAAAGCCGCATCAAATTGCTTTAATGCTTCATCAAAACTCAATGTCGTCAGAACTTTCGGCATGATATTTTTGAGTTAGATTTTGAAGCAAGCTTTCAACTTCAGCAATCTTTTCTTTGGGAGCAGGTTTAATTGTCCACGCGCCTTCTGCCCAGATTGCGGCGTGATAATATTTTAATGCCCGAGCAAAAGGGAGTTCATCAAATATAAATTGTTCTGAAAAATGGTAATTTTTGGCCAGAATGAAAACTAAACTTTCTTCCCATCCTGGCCCTACAAGTTTGGGGGTGTTTTTGGATCTGGTTCACTTCTTGGCAAAACTTCAACTCGATTGACGTTAATCAAATCCATCTGCCGTTTACACCACCCCGAAATGGCCAAAACATTATATAGCGGAAAATGGTCAATAAAATCTTTAATTTTATCTAAAAGCGTTTCGTCTTGAATAGACTGTCGAATGCTTTTGGGTGTTTCGCCTTGAATATACACCATTGCAATTGCTTGTTCTACATCCGTCAATTGTTTGTCAGAAAGAAATTCAATTGCTGTTTGAGTAGTTAATGTCCACGGTCTTAGTTCAAAACCTGCCACCGTTTCGTTAGATAATTGAAATGCACTCATATTAGACAAATCTTGCTAACTCTTTTTTCAGCCATTCTGGAGAATCGGCATACACTACAATTTGCTGATTACCCTTTCTGACGCGCAACCCAACTGCAATGTCTTTGGCTTGCCGCTTGCCATCACGAGCATTATCCCTAAATGCCCTCATTACTGCAATGGGATGGAATCCGGCTTCAGTGCACCATTCGACTGATTTCCACTTTTTCTCAAAGTCTTTCCAGTGCATCTTTTCTCCGGCAACATCCACGGGTTCAGTGTCGTCAATGAACCAAGTGCAATATTGCTTTCCGTTTTCTTCTACCCGCTCAATGTTGCAAGGTTCGTGAAACTTGCCACCAATTGTGCGCCACGCCATTACCATGTCGGTATTTGGCGATTTAACTGGATCTTCGTTGTCTTTAACAAACCTAATAATTGTTCCTACTTTCATATTTTTTACTTAATCTTCTATTGCGTATCGGAATGCAGTTCCTGACATTGACCATCCAATGAAATCATCGTTTTTACTATTGTTAGTAGACGATGTTACAAGGAATATTCCAGCAACTCCCGGTGGGTTGGCAGTTGTCCCAACTTCATAAGGATTTTCTCCTTTTCCAGAAGCCGAAATATCATATTGAATGTCATAAATATGCGTGCCACCTGCGTAGCCTTCGCTTGTAATCAATTGCTTAAAAGTGCTTTTTTCTTCAATTGAAACAGATTCAACGGTTCCACCACCATTGGAAATTAAGCTTACGCCAAATGTTGCCATAAATTATTCGTGTAAAGTGTAAGTAACTTCTGAAGTTGCAAAATCATCGTTAGTTTCTGAAACTTTGGATGACGTAATGGTTGCTCCAACAAAATCGCTACCAGCAGTTGCAACAGTCATATAACCAAGTTCGCCTTTTGTTTTTAAAGTTGTGGTTGTATAAGACCTTGGCTTTTGATGGTACACAACCGTTTTGCCATCTTCGTCGCGAATGTTTGCGGTTTCAATCGTTGTTTCTTCTGACGATTCTTGCAAGTATCCAGCCGGGGAAGTGCGTCCGTAAGTTATAGCTCCAAATGTAACTGGCATATGATTAAATGGGTGAAAATCCTACAATGTATTGCATTGGTGTTTGCCAATGCCTTTCTGCGTGAGCTTGGTCACTATTGAATGGCTTGATTCCATGCAACTGTACCACTTGGCTGGAGATAGTCAATGTCTTCATAAAGGTAGAGACATCGTAGCAAAGTTGATAATGTTGATCCGGCGTTGTGTCGTCTGCTTGAGAACAAACCAATGTGGTCAAATGTCCTCGTTGCAGTGGAGATGAAATAACCGTGTCAGAACGAAGCTCCAAAACAATGGCGGGCATTGTAATCCGACCATCATCCTGCGGTAATCCAACGTAAACGTCAGGAAACCGTGTTCTAAGCTGCGCAGCAACTGCTTCTGTAAAAATGCCGTCAATCATCTGCTTACATCCTCAAGGCCAATGTGCCACGAGATTTGATTGTTATTTGTGACGTTAATAACCCGGCGTTCTATGCCATTGATTGTGATCTTTTCTCCCTTATTTGGAGGAACAGGCATCGCATCGCAAGCAATCGCTATAGTAGCTGCCAGATGACTTTGAAAGCCACCAAAATCAATGACCTCAGAGGTATTCAAAAAGTTAACAACTCCACCATATGTCATTCCATTGTATTGAAATGGCGTACCTACAAAATCTACCGTTTGATTAAAAGCGGCTAAATTTTGTAAGAAAAATGGACTCATTTGTCTTTGGATTTCTTGGCAACAAAAGGAACAGCTATTTTGCGTCTTTGGCTAACTTGCAAAAACGGAAAGTATTCCACTAGCACTGCTCCTTCAATATTTGAACTGTAAACTTGTGCCGCTGCGGAGCGGTCAGGGCCGATATACTCAACCCTGACCTCTCCAGAAACGGTATGACTTAATATTAGGTGCAAGCTTTGCATCTTTGCTTAGTTAGCGGAGGAAACCAAACGCTGACCAGCAGCAGTGTTACCCTTGGCAACACCAAAGATCCACTTGAGGTACACCGTGCAAGCCAGTGTAGAAGGATCAATGTACTCAACGGCAGCGGCAGACATTCCAGTCACTTCGTCGGTAATGATCTCAAAGTTACCGGGGAAAGGTACGCCACCTGCGCCAAATGCTTCACGAGGATCGAGCGGAGGGCGGGAAGCAAGAATGACGGATTCCTTTGTTCCGGCAAAGCCGATCATGTTGTTTGCCGTAGGAATTGCAGGGTATTCAAAGATACGTGCAAATCCAGCCGTCTGAATCAACTCGCCTTGTTCAATTGGGTCGGTGCCTGGAGCCAAGAACGACTTGTAGAAGCGGTTCATGCGGGGATCTTCCAACAAGAGCGCATACACATCCGAGGAAACTGCGGCATAACGCTCGCCGTGGATACCGCGAGAAACCAACGCTTTGCGAAGGTCAACCATCGTGGTGTAGTCAGGCGTTGCCTGTACAGTTTCGTTTGTGAAGTTTGCGGTTGTCCACAAAGCAGCAACTGCGTCCACCATGTAGTTTGCCATTGCACGAGCAATAGGTTCAGCCTGTTCACGAATCAAATTACGATTCGTGGAATTAAGTTGCGCAGCGGTAAACGTAGCTCCAACTTTCTTGTCGTAAGAAAGCGTCACAGGAACGTCCGTGGTTGTAACGTCAGGGATAGAATCCGTAGCGTTAACAACGGTAGGAATGCTTTTCAAACGAGTAATAACCGTTTGATTCTGCAACGCTCCCATTGGATCCAAGTCCAGCGTAATGCTACGCAATTCTGGACGAATGGTGTACACGAGTGACAACGCTTCCTGAAGGATAAGCGCACTATTTAATGTTCCTAACTGGTTGGACATATATTATCTAAAAATTAAAGGTTGTTGATCTGATTAAGAAACTCGGTGCGAATACGCCCACGTTCGCGACTGTCGGTTATTCCCTCTAGGCGTTCTGCTAGGGATTTGCGTGTCACAGAAGCTTCTTCCGGCACAAGTGCAACGGGTTCAACTCCAATACTTGCGACAATTTCTACGGCTTTTGCATTAGCATTAACTTCTGCCGTTTTTGCGGCTTCCATTTCTACGCTCAAAATAGCTTTCTCTGCGGATAAGGTTTCATACGCCAACTGAAGTGCAGCATTGTCTTGTTTTAGCTTTGTGAACGCTTCAAGAATTGCGTTGTGTTCGGCTGTTAACTGGTTAAAAGCAACAACATCTGATTTTGCTGCATTTAAAGCGGACAAAGCGTCAGCTAAGGTTTGCGGAGAATCCATAAAAACTGTTTAATCTATTTAATCAACTAATGCAAGCAATTTCGCATACGCTTCATTTTCTGTCAATGTGCAATCATCAATGAGATTATATGCTTTTGCGCGTGATGCTAAATAAAGTTCACCTTGCATGGCTTCGTCGCCGACTTTGCGATATTTAAGAATGTTGCCCTTAAACATAGCGTAGGAATCATCCACAAGCCTTTGAAGACTAGCCCGTTGTTCTGAAGTTAATGATGGGCCGGAACCTGCGCCCTTTAATGATCCAGAAACAATGGGATCCCATTTTAGTCCTCTAGCCGTCCACTCCGCAGAGCAATCAATCCAGCCAATGATAACGCCAATACTACCAACCATTGCAGATTGCGACGCATATATTTTTGAACAAGAAGAAGCTAGGAAATAACCGGCACTGGCAATTGTTTGATCAGTCCAAGCAACTACTGGCATTCTGCGGGCCATTGCAGCAATCTTGTCAGCACATTCTGCCAATCCCTCGCACGCACCGCCCGGTGTATCGAACTCAATCCAAACTCCCTTGCATCCAGCGGCATCTGCCATTTCAAGGTCTTCTTCAAGCCATTCGTAATCGTACCCTCCGCAAATAGCCTCCAGCTTACTGATGCCTTTTGCCATGACTCCGCAAATGCTAATGTGCGCAATGCCGTTGACCGACATTTCCATTGGTTTTCTGACATTAACAAAAGGAGCAACTTCCGGGTTGTCCGGCATCTGGTCGTATTCTGCTCGTGCTAGCTTATTGCGAAGCAATTGAGCAACTGCAATTTGTCCCCCTTCTTCCAGTGCCCAAGGACGAAGATTAATCTTTGAAAGAATGCGAGCCAGTTTCATTAGTCGATGGAAGGTTTAGAGGTCTTTTCCTGTGGGTTTCCGTTAGGAGTTAAAGTTATAAAGGAATCCAGCGGAAGCCCACTGCGTTCCATGCGTTCGCGAATTGCCAATGCTTCTTTCTCGCGCAAATCCAAATGTTGTTCCAACGTGGAACCGCCTTCTCCCACAATATCGGTCATGGTGCGTAATCCTGCGCGATAAGCATCCAGAGCAGAAGCGTTAGCGTAGCCTTGATCGGCAGTTAAAATTGCAGGCCGAGTAAACGTCCATTTTAAGAATCCACCCTCGTCCTTGCCCTTGTAAGGAGGCAGAATACCGAGCTTAATGGCTTTACTCACAACGTATCCAATGCGGCGACGAGAAGAGACACGAAGCAAATGCTGTGTTCTTTGAATCTTGCGGTTTACTTGCTCGATAACCATGCGGGTGTCTGCACCTCCAAGACCGGGCTTCCAGAAGAACTCTGGGGGGAACCCTCCAGCAAGCATGGCATTGCGCAAAAGCCTTTCTACCAAACGATCTGTAGCTTCAGTTGGAATCTTGTTTTCAAGTTGTTCCAACTTCTCTCCGGCTCCGGCCCTAAAGTATTGAATGGAACCGCCCATTCTTTCTTCAACCAAAAGCCCAGATTGCCCAACCGCTGGCATATCGTTCAATGCGTAGGCTGGATCAATAGGATCTGCCACACCCATCTCGTTGTGCACAATCAACCCCAGCGTGGAAGCTAACTCGGCAGCTTGCCGGATATTGTTACCAATGTTTAGTGTGGTGCGAAGATCGCGAATAGCAGCGGTAAAAGCCGGAAAGCCACGGCTTTGATCTGGTGCAACCGACTCCATAGTCAATTGCATATTCTGGGCCGAAATATCGCGGTCTTGCTCCTTAGTGGGGCCAATCAAACGGTAGGCTACTGGGCGTCCTTCTGCGTTCTTAATAACGCCATTCCACTGGTGCAATCCACGATATTTTCCAGTCAAAACTTCTTGTGAACCATCGCGTGAAGTAATTTGATGCCAAGCAACTTGCTGGAACATTGGAAATCCATTCTTGGACTCTGTAAATATAGTTCCGCAGTCTCCGTCACGAGTCAACATGATGACTTCACGTATCAAACCTTGAGCCCACGTTGAGCCATCCGTATAGGCGACATTTACCCAGTCATGCAACCATGCTTCTGCCTTTGCGCCCCATTCCTTGTCTTCGCCTTGAAAGACCGGGGTAAAAGAAGAACCAACAACATATTGCGCGAAAGAATTTACACAATTGGTAATTGCTCCGTAGTTGTAATACAACCGATTTGATG